AGCTGAACCTGCTGTGATAGCTTCAGCGGCTATGAAATTGATGATTCGAGCTGGTGCTCCACCATCATTTACTAATACTGCTTTTGTTACTGCCATATTTATTCTTCCTTATTTTCTTCTTGCCTGTTGAATACTATTTGACCATCTTTCATCGCGAACATTCGTGATGTTTCTGGTGCTTCTTCAACTGGTTTTGCTTCAGCTTCTACAGATTTACCTTTTCCGAAGGTCCTTTCGGTCTCTTCTGGAACAGGCATGTTTTCCATAGCCATGCTGAATCCTTCTAGCTTAATCTCATCCCATGCGTTGAGTTCTTTCATACGCTCTTCTTTAGTCTCGTCATTCACCTTTCCGAGGAGTGCTTCCTTATTGATAATTGCATCAACGAATCCAGAAACGCGTGCCTTTGCGGCTTCTGCTTTTCTAGCTTCTTCTGCTTCCTCAAACTTGGCGATGGTTGCAAGAGCTTCTTCATGCGCTGAAGTTTTCTCGGCTAGGACAGATTCCATCTCTGCGAGCTTATCCTTCATAGCTGCGAATTCACGCTCTACAATTGGATTGCTCTCTGATTTTGTTTCTACTACTTCTTCTGTCATAGTTACCTCGCTAGTTGACCCGTGTTCACAGGTACAAGCTTGTTTTTCGTCTCCTCCACAGGAGCAAGACTCTTCTTCATTCTTTTCACATTTCGTTTCTATTGTACATGCGTCACACACAGGAGTACGAGTCTCATTATCAATGAAACTCACCTCGACAGGACGAATGTCTGTTGCAAATGGCTCACCTAGAACGTCAACATCCTTGGAAAGCCAATCAATACTGACATGAGTCATATCGCCATTTTCTATCTTCTCTAACACTTCATTTGCTTTTTGTGCATCCTTGTGGATACGTGCCATAAGCTTCACAGCTTGTAAACCATCTTCTAATTCTACGTATTCCGGGTTGATAGCCATGCCCAACAAATCGTCGGGGGTACGTTGATGGTTAAAGTAAACCGGAAGCTCGTTAAAAGCTTCTATATTATCTTTTAGAATACTTGGTTCTATATAAACCTTTTGGTCACCTTCTTCATCATGGGGGCCTGATGTTATAGCGATGACCGGAAATTCATGATAATCTTCAACGAGTTCTACATCTCCAAACACTTTCATTGCAAAAGAACGTCTAGTACCATTACAGTTACTTTCTTTACTTGCAAATTGTCGGCCAGCTTCTTCTTCTGGCATTGTGTCAACTCGCATTCTACATAAATTAGATGCAAGTTCTTGGTAGTTCTCGTGGCCACGCTTTTTTAGTCGTGGCGCTGTTTCTAGTAAGCAATGCTCATATGCATATTCTTTACTCATCTTCTCTGTCCCCCGTTGCGTTTGCTGATGGTTTATTACCATCTCTGTTTTCAGTCCTTGCAGACTCTTCTTTCTTATCTTCGTCTTTTCCTCCAGATATATTTGCATTTTCTGCTGTATCTTGTATTTCAGATATTCCATCTGGATTTAATCCACGTTCCATCCTAACTTCACCGGGTGAAAGAACTCCCTCTGAAAGGTAAACCATATCAGTCTTTGCTTTGACAAATGCATCATCTACATTAATTTGTCTAAACTTGAATCTTGCTTCACCACTTTCTAGTTGTGGCATTAATTGTGAATTAAGAGCTGATTCAATAGCTGATTGTAAATGTTTAACATAAGGTTCAAATATAGGTCTTGCCTGTTCTGGCTTTTCCCACATTGTAATTGGTACCTTTAAAGCTATATGTATCTTCTTTAATATATCGTCTGTGTACTTTCCATATTCAAAAGCTCGTTGTGTACCTTGTAACTCTTTAACTTGTATATCATTACCATGTATAATATCTTCACCGGGTTCTAATCCGTTGAAGGCGTCCACCACTTCATTAATTTTGTCAGCATTATAAGGCATATCGGGAAGTCCGCAGCTAATATCAAACCGACTATTAGCGTATTTATTGAGAGCAGCTCCAATATCCCGTTCTGCATAATCTTTAAGGTCAACCAAATAAAGAATTGGATGGATGTCACTAAGACCATAAGCGAAATCATCGAAGGTGTTATTTTTAAATTCGATAATTTCATCTTCTTCAAACCTCACAGAATCTTCATCATTTCCTAAGTCCTGATAATAATGCATTATTTGACCATTAGGAGCTCTTTGTACATTCATATTAATAGAAGACCTTAAAATTAGGTTATCTCCTGTGAATTCTAAATATGATGTTCCAAAAATACGCCCATTTCTTAACCAACCGTATAATAATTGGTCAATATTTATTTCGTCAAACAATTTAGTGATAGCTTGGCGTTCTTCGTCATTATCTGTTACTATATCGTAACCATCCTTGGCCGCATATAAACACGGTAAGTCAATAAGCGTCTTAACAATAGGGTCAGCTAGGTACACATTCATGTACGTTCTTGCATCTCCTATTTGCTTTTCGTATGCAGAGCCAAACATTCCACCGTTCTTTTGGAGCTGAATGCGTTTAATAACGCCAGCACCGAAGTCTCGGGGTTCATTTGCTGCAAATGGCGGGTTAGACCCCACCGACGCAAATTTACGCCTATTCCAAGGCAAATAATCACGTAGAGCCATAGCTATCAATTCCTATTATATAAACAGAGTATATAAAGCTTTCGCTCATAATCCTCCCGGTATACGTTTATTTAGTGTATTTTCCCTCTTTCCACTACTAAATATAGAAGGTATATCACTATTTATGGCACGTCTAGTAGTATTACCACTCACATTAGCACTTGCAAAGGTTGCACTTGCTGGACTCATAGATAAACATGCATGTATACCCATTACTGAACTATCACAATAATCATCATGTTTTCCATCTGGAGCAGCTATACGTTCAGTTTTATTGGCTGCATCCATAACATATTCTAATTCGCAATGTTCTCTAATCCACTTATTAACTAGTTTAGCATCATTAGGTTCTAAATCTTTCGGGTGAGGTATTTTTACTATACCTTGTTGTATATAAGATACATAATCCCTATATGCTTGGGTTTTACTACCCTTCGGGCCTCCTGTAAAGACGAAAGGTATAAAATGTCTTCCATCTTCATAACAAGCCTTCCTTATGTCTTGCTCAATCGCACCCCCAATACCAGTAGCGTCAATAATAATACGCTCAGCCCCAAAGTCTCTAGCAGTGTCAACGATACGTTGTCGTTGAAATGGAATGTCATGTCCACCCGTTCTAGGATTAATTTCTTCCAGTGAAATAAGTCTTGCAATATTTCCTTCTGCTGCTTTCTCGACGGCCCAAACGCTAATAACAGTACTATTAACGGATTTGCCAATATCCACGGCCACAGTACAATTCGGATAAACTTTTCCTCGCTCCGCGAAAGAGGTTCCTCGTACTCTACATGCTTTGATAGCTTCGGGATTGAAGATGTTCGAGACCGACTCGACGAACTCGCACTCATATTCTGTCCTCCAGAAAATTGAATCTTCTCCCCACTCCAACATCTTATCAAGCATTTCTGTTTCGGTATATGGAGGCGTATAGGCTCTACCAGCCTTAACAGCATCTCTCCATGTATACACTAATCTTTCAAACGTATCTGCATAAGCGTCGTCATATAAATAACGCCACATATGGTTTTCTTTACTTTTTGGCGTCCCTAAGTTAATAAAGGGAGCTTTATTAGCCACAATACAAGGCTCTACATTGTCAATGAATAATTTATCATCTATAAGTGGACTCTCATCCACAATTAAGAAGGTAGGGTGCTGGCCACGTATAGCTTGCCCTTGGTTAGATGCAGCTACCGGAGCTCTACGCAAAACAGTGCCCCCCTTAAGTGTTATGTTAGGCTTATTGTGAAATCTATAATTCTTAACTAAGCCTGATAAGAATGCATTATCAGCAAAATGCCTATATACATAATTAAATATAAGTGAAGCTTGGTCCTCAGATGGAGCCAAGATAAATACTAAATCTCTAAATCTTTTAAAAAACATATATACGGTAGCAGCAATAGAGAGTGCATAGGATTTGCCCGAGCCCCGTGGAGCCAAGATAGCCATTTTGCGCTGTTTACCGTTTGTGGGGTGAGTGAGGGCCGTAACTACAATCTTTTCTTGTAGTGGTCTCATCTTAAGAGGTCTATTTTGATTGTCTACAAGATAAGCTTCACAAAAAGCACGAACTAAAGTCGTCATTTTTTTCTTATCGTGTCTACACTTTTCGAATATATCCTCTAATGCTCTTGAATCATGTGCACCTGCACCTGATATAGCAGCATTAAACTTCTTCGCTTCGTTCACTATCGCCTTCATTGGCTAGTTCTCCTAAAAGTGAAGCGAAATCTTCAGATTTGGTTTCTGTTACAGTAGGTATCTCAATATTAAGAGCACGGAACTCAGTATGAATATCCCGTACAATACTGTTTCTCTGTCGCAAGAGCTCTGTTCGAGCGTTAACATCCCGAATAGATACAAGAATTTCTTCCCAAAGCACGTCTTCAAGAGCGAGATTCCTCGCAAGAAGGCGTACAAGCTCCCTATGCCTAGCATATTCAGCTTCTCCTACCCTCTCGCGAAGTCTTTTCTCATATTCCTCGACTTCCATTACTATGCAGTATCATTAGATGCTGTAGAATTATCTTCGTTGGTATCACCATCTCTTACGGGTTCATCTTCAACCATGTATACATCATCATAACCATACCAATAATAAGGGTAGTCACAGTAACAAGAACAACTATCTTTGTAATAATCCTCATCCTCATCTTCAGTGAGATATTCACTCACTACCGAATAAGTCATAAATAACAATATTACTTGTATAGATAGCAGTATTGTAACTGCGTGTTCAAATTTGACTTCCATATTTACTTGGACTCGTCGAGCGCTGCCTTAACTTTAGATTTGACCAAAGCTGCAAGTTCATCGTCTTTTTCATCCCAAGCTGTAATTAATACATTCTTGACTAATGAGTCTTTGACATGTGCTTGTGCGGTCTCATCCATCTTTTCAAAAACCTTCATTTGGGCTTTTGTTAGATTCTTATCTAGTATTCCCATTAATTCAGCTTCATTATTCTTTAAGTATTTAAAGACTAACATCTTAACTGCTGGTACGGTATATGCAATATATCCTGCCATACCTAGTACTAAAGCAGCCATAGCCATAAGTAATGGTTCATCCATCAAAGTATCTAATATTCCAGATTCTTCTACAGTATCCAATATAGCTGTTAGGTTACCATCGTCTGCGGTATTGTTATCAGCTGTGTTATTGTTTGCTGTGTTATTACTTGTTTCGTTTGCCATAGGTTATTCACCTTTTAAATGGTAAGTCCGAGGCACTATATAAAGCTTTCTGTCTTTATAGATATAGAATATGGTGTGGCCCTCAGAAGACGCATTATGCGTAATTTTCTGTGGTTCCGTGGTCTGCTAGAGAGCCACATAATACCATAGAACTAGCATCTATATAAAGCTAACGTCACCAACGTCTTCCACCATATATTTTACCACCATCCATTTCTAAAAAACACTTCATACATCTATCTGTGTCACTAGGTTTTAGCTTACTTCCACAGTGTTTGCAATATCGTGCTTCCATATTTATACCTACTTCTTTTTAGCTGGTTTAGCTGGTAGTGTAGTACCTGATTCTATTTTATGTTCTTGTTCTTGTGCCTTTGATTCTATCATCTGGGCTTGTTTCTGTGCTGCATCATTATAGTCAATAACTGCTTGTGCCTTTACCTTATAAAATGCTGTTTTCTCTGCTTGTTCTTGTTTCCATACATCCAAAGCATCTTTAATAATTAGAAGGGCTGGCCCACCTAATATGGCTATTAAAGTTGTATAACCTTCGATTTGGTCAAGAACTGCTGCGTCATTCAGTCCGCTGTGTATAACGAATCCTGCAAACCCAACCCAGAGTAAAACTAGCGGCACGGCAATCATAAACATAAAAATGTCGTTGAATGTTATTCCTTCGCTTGCGTTGTCTTTACTCATTCTTTCAGTCCTCCTTTCCTTTTGATTCTTCTGTCTCTTTT